CCGTATGTATCTCTATCTTTAATCTTTAATATAGCAATCAAATTTTTATTACTTACAACTTCAGCTTCATAGTCAGCAACAGACATGATAGAAGGTGTTGCTTCAAACTTAACTCTATGTCCACCTCTGTTACCTGTATTTTCAATATTTTCAGCAGGATCGTATAAAGATGGATCGTCAGATTCTGTGTATACCATTTGAGCAACTTCAACACACACGTAAGACAGATCGGTAGGAACTTCCGCATAACTCCACTCTTCTGCTGGAACTTTAACTAAAAGACCGTTAAAGTATATTTCTCCTTCTTCCAAATAACAAACTTCTAACTCTGAATTGTTAATAAAGTTACAGCCAGAAACAACAGATGCGTCATCTATTATAAGATCTGTAATTTTTCTTACATTACCTTGTATTAAACCTTGCGCAACATTTAACTCTCTGTTTTGAAGAACTTGCCCTTCAGTGGCTAAGTATTTGTGATAACCTTTTTCTATTTCTTGCTGTGATGTGTCATAGTAAGGAGCAGTATTTAAATTATCAATAGGTAGAGGCATTGTTTAAAACCCACTTTTCTTAAAATTCTAAAACCCATGTAAAAACTTCTTTAAGTTCACTTGTTCGAGTAATTACAGAATCTTTGTTCTGATAAACTTCTAATATTCCATCATATACATAATCTGGTTCAGCTGAGCCAGTTCTAGAAATTTCTGAAGGATCTAACAGTTCATTTTCATAGTTAACAGAATCTGCTATTTTTAACTTACTGTACAAACCAATTTGTTTGTATGTAGCAGTATCCAATTCTCCAGAACCTAATTCAGCTTCTACATACAACCATCTAGATTTTTGTGATAAAATATTAGCATATTTAACATACCAGTTTGGATCATCAACTAATGTAAGAGAAGACCACGAAATTCCACCAACATTTAAAGATCCTTCAGTATTAGGAATTACAAATGACATGTTTTTATATCTTTTAAAACCTCTAATGTATATCAATTGTGTGGTATTTAATGAAGGTATTGGTGTTCCACCAACCCATTCAGCACTATCCCCTAAACCACCAGCTATACACATCATTAACCCATGTTGTGAAGTTTTACTTAAGTTAGCTTCATAAAAGTCTATAGCTTTTTTTGTTCTTGCAATGTAAGGAGATATTGCTGTAGAAATATTTTCAGGCATTGCTTATTCCTCCCAAAATCTTATATAATTAATTTTTATTTTTTATTAAGGAGTTATAACTTCAGAATCATAATTTGTATATACAATAGGATGTCTAAGTAAAGTAAACTCGTTTGTTTCAGTTTCATAGTATAAATTGTATGGTTCAATATTTTCTAACGTAACACTACCTAGTAAATCTTCATGATAATCACCATAAAGTGAAAAAATTTGACCCATGAAGATAAGATTGTAGTATGAAAGAGTGTTTGTAAACTGAATTGATTCAATTAAATCATTGTAACTTTCTTCAGGATACTCATCATATATATCTTCACTAATGTTTAAACTTTCAACATACCAATCTCTGTTTATATTGTATAACTTATGGAAAATACTGTAAAACAATCCTATCTCAGTTTCTATTATTAACTTCCAACCAGCAGGTCTAACCATAGCTAACAGTTCATAGACTTCATCTATTGGTTCAGACAGTCTGACTACTAATATTCCCCAAGAATAATATGTTCTGCTTGGTAAGTGATATTCTCTAACTCTAGTTGTTGTAAAGTAATCAAATAAAATTTCAGTTTCACTTGTTGTAGTACATATAAAACCTTTATTTCTGTTTAAAGCTCCATTTTTAACAAAAAATAAACCTTTGTATAACAGAATGTTTGTAGCAGTATCTGAACTTCTAGACCAAGCTCCAACAGCTACAGTATATACACCATTTTCTAAAGGATCTGTTTGATCTTTTACTAAAACTCTGTTGCCTTCTTTTAAATCATAGCTGTCTATTGTCTGTAATCCAGACAGAGTTATATTCTCTGTTGATGCTGCTTCTACAGGTTGTTTCCAAATAAAATTTTCTGTTTCAGGATCAATGATATCAAAACTGGACTTGTTTAAAATAAATATATCTTTGTAAGGTTCATATAGTGTAACAGTAGGATCTAAGTGATAGATATTAAAGTTAAAAGAAAATTTAGTTCCCTTTCTTTTATAAAGTTCTATAATATTGGCTACTAAATTTCTTTGTATTTCAAGATCTATACTGTAATTCCACTTGTAACCTAACAGATAAGCAAAGTGGGGAAGGTACTCTTCTTTAATGTTGTAAACATCATTGTAAGTTAATATTTCTTTAATAGAATTAGAAATTATTTCAAACACTTCTGAGTCAACAGTGTTTAAAAATTCTTCTAAAGACTTAACAGTTCCATCACTGTTAACATCTGTTAATATATCTGTTTGTCTAGTATACTCTGGTAAAATGGAGTAAAGAAATGACATTAAACGTTAGTCTCCTTAGTTAGTTACTATTGAAATATTGCCTACATCTGCTATTTCATTAGGTAATAGTTTGTAAACTTCAGTTGTGTATTCAAAAACTGTATCAGCTAAAAGTTTAACAGGAGTTGGAGGAGATATAACAGCACTCTTTTTATTAATACTTTTAACATAATAAACAATATCAGAAGGTGTTGTGTTAACAATTTTTTTTACTATGTCTACATAGTATCTTGTGTTTGGAGAAATTTTTAAACGCCCTACAGTTGTCCACGATATTGTTTTACCATTGTCGAGTAAGTTGTAGTCAGTACCTTCAACAAAAATATTGTTGTTGTCCTTGTATACTTTAGAAACAGATGCTAAGTAATCTGTATTTATGACACTGTTTAAGTAATCATCAGTAGAGTTTGATCTGATCATGTTTAAAGTATCCGGAGCAAATGTAATAAGAGTGGTTCTTGTTAAAGAAGATCCAGCAGCAAAACGCGGATAATCTTTAAAATTTAACACATTACCTTGTTCGGCAGTGTTAGTAGCAAGAACTGGAGAGTATTTTTTGTTGAGAATAATAATATTTGTTCCTGATGGAATAAATCTAGCTATTGGTTCATTTAAATAAAGAGTGTCTCCTATTTTAAACAAAACTCTGTAGTACTTGTTTGGAGAATCTGAAAAATAAATAGTAGTGTTTGTAAAATTGATTAAAGAGTAAGTTATCTGTGAAGTCTCTAAGTTAACATCAATTTGAAACTTTATTTCTTTTTCATTGTAGTCATGATCTTGGTTAGTAACCAACATTGGATATATTAAACTACCATAACCAATATTCATTTCTTGTGTGATAGAATCTTCTATAATCATTTCAGAATAACTGTCGTTAACACTTACAACAGTTGTTGTTAAAGCTAGTTCACTGTTAGTATCAAGAATTTGAATTTGAGCGCCAGCTCTGATCATGTTTAAACTATCATGATACTTAACAGTGTTCTCACCAATAACTGGAGTTTCTGAAACATAAACACTTCTATTCTCTTCAACCGTTAAGTTGTTGATAGTTCCTACACCACTAATGTTTGAAATTAACTTGTATATTTCTTGTTTTGAAACTTCTTCACCAAGTTCTCTATTTTCCCACTTTAGATAATCTGTAACAACACTGCGTATTCTGTTTGAAACAATAGAAGATGAAACGTTTCCTTGTAAGTTAACAGAAACACTTACATCGTAAGGAATAAATGATGGATCAATAATATCTACTTGAGTAGAGATAATCTTTTTTTGCTCTAAGTAATCTTGAATATAATTTTTAAATGTTTCTGTTGGATACTCTCCACCCTCCGGAACAACACAAATTTTAACACCAAATATTCCTATCTCATCCATGTCTGTGTGATCTATAACAGAAGTTTTTTCAACACCAGCTAAAGCTAACACAGTATCTTTAAAGTCTTGTTTTGTTACACATCTGTACTGTGTTCGATAAATGCTGGGTGCGTTGACTTTTATTTCTCCGGGAGTTTCTGCTTCTGAACCACCAACAGCCGGTTCATTGTTAACAACAGAAACATTTGTAACAATAGCAGAATCTTCATCATAGAGTATGTCTAAAATTGAATTAACAGTAAAAGGTGAAACATTACTTGTTGAATCTGCACCAGAAACATACTTAATATTTATTATAGAACCTTTTGAAGGATTTGATCCATACTTACCATCTCCAAAGATTATACTAGCTTTATAGTCACTGTCAAATTCAATAGTATATAAAAGATCTGTTGTTTCTAAGTCCATGAAAGAAGAGTAAGTATATTCTTGATCGTCTACAAACACAGATTCTACAGCGTTCACAGGATAATTTTTTAAAACATACTTATATTTTGCTTCTCCTGTACTTATAAATGTTTCATCAAACAAAGATCCAGCCTTTGCATCTACATCAACATAAGTAGTATTCTTATAAAGTACAGCATTTTCTGTTGTATAAAATGGTATGCCAGATGAACTGTTTAGTTTAGTATATATTGGAATATCAATATTTTTTGTTATAACTGCTGGTATTGAGAATCGAACTGAAACTGTAGACTGTTGAGGACCAAGAGGTTTGTAACCTATTGTTTTTGCTAAATTGTACACAGCTGTTTGAGTTTTAGCGGTCGGCATAAAACACTCGTTAACACTAGCATTGAGATAGTAGTGAAACAGCGTAGCTTCATACGCAAACGCTTCTAACAACTCCATACCAAAGTTTGATGTTAAAAAGTCCGTCCATCTATTTGGAAGTCTAGTTTGTATTCTATTTTTAAGCAACAAAACCATTTCTTCAAAATCTACTGGTAGAACTTCAATTTCTCTGTAATTTATATCTGACATACGTTTTTACCACCTTAACTAATGTAGAAGTCAAATGATTCTTCTATATCTTCTCTTTTATAACGAAACTGTAAGTTTATATACACAGTGTGATTTTCTTTATCCATATGAAAAGAAAGATCATTAACAATTATTCTTGGTTCTTGGTAGTTGATTAAATTTGTTATGTCTTCTTTAAGTTGCATCAAAGTTATTGCATCTAAAGGTTCAAATAATATTTTTCTTAAGTTTGAACCAAACCACGGTTGCATAACTCTTTCTCCTCGAACAGTATTTAATATTCTTTGAATAGAAGCTTTTATTAAATCTCTACTGTCAACTGCTTCTACTACACCGTCAGCAAAGTAATAATCAGACAACTGTATTGGCATAGGTCCTTTGAACCCTGCAACTGTTGGATCTTTTTGATATATAAATTTATACAGATACGTCATCTTTAATCACCACTTAAGATTTAATTTTCTTTAAAAGAAAATTAATTTTTGATACAACAGTACTGTTGTCTAAGTACTCATCATCAATTATTCCAAGATTATAGAGTGTATCAATGTCTAAAGAATAGTTGTAACGAGGATCAGTATCTGAATTATCATAGATTAACATTGGAATTCTTGTAGCACCCATGTCTCTCATATATGCATAACGATGTCTACCATTAGCAAATCTAGCTTCACCTATCTTGCAACGTTTACCGTTACTAAAAGATACTTCAGGAACTTCTATTATTTTATTATTATTAAAAAAAGCTTTGAATAATTCATACCTATTACCTATTGAACCTTCTTTTCCTTTGTAAGTAATATAAAAATCTCTATTTAATCTATAGTATTTGTCAAAAATTTCTGTATTAACCCAGTAAATTTTATAATTATCATCATTTTTTGCAGCTTCGTAAGGATATATGAAAGTTTTTTGTTGCATTACTTTATCAAAATTAGACATTGTTTATCACCTGTATTAATTTTTATTTGTTTTAATAGCCATTAACAAACACGTTCTCAGATCCAACAGCTTCAGGTGTTGGAGGGTGAGGTACACTGTCTCCTGAATGTAGATCTCCAACTCTGGCTGCACCTTTGTTGTTAACAAAAACATTGCTTGAACATTCAACTTGAACTCCACCGTGAGAGTCAGCGTCACCTTTTCGATGAGAAGCAAGTTTATTTATAAAAACATTGTTACTACCTTCAATGTCTTCAGAACCACATGTATGATAATCAGTTACTCTACAAGCTTTTGGCATTGTTTACCTTCTCATCTTTACAATAGAAATAATATCATTTTCTAAACATGGATTGTTAAAAACAACTTTATCATTGACTACTTCATAGTCAATGTGTTCTGTTTGATAGAGACCATTTCTAAATACTAAAAGTGTTGTTAATTCATCCATCTTTACATCACCTTATATGTCAAACTCAGACTGCAACGATGTGGCTCTGTAACTGTATGATGTAGCAATAGGAACTTCAGGTTCTTCTGGAATTTCTTCTGTTAGTATAGGAGCTGGAACAGAACCTGTATACATGTTGTTAGCAGGTTCCATGTGCATACCTTCGTCTTGACCATTCCAAGAATCTAAGGTACATGCTATTCCATTCTTTCCAAAAATATAGTAAACTTTTTCTCTTTCTACACATTCAAATGAACTAAAGTTAAAGTCAAAAGCTAAACCATACTTGTGCATAGAGTCTGAAGCGCCTGCGTCACTACTTGTTCTAAAACCACTAGTAAAGTTAAACTTACTGTATAGTTCTGGGTATGTTTTTTGTAACTCATCTAATGAATTTTCTATTCTAGAAGCAAAGTCACTTGCAAATCTTAAGTCACCACTTCCCTTTTTATGTTTAGAAAGTGAACGTATTGTTTTAACTTGTGAATTTTTATAAGATTTTGAAGCGTTTCGCTGATTAACTCCCCACTGTCTCATAGGTGAAGCGGCAACTGACTTACACTCTTCGCCTAAACCACCAACATACGTACTTGAACCTTGATCACCACAGTTTGACGTTGTAGCTATTTCATAATCTTCAATTTGTTTGTTGTATTGTTCTAACTCTTCTTCTGACATAGCTTCTTTTTCTTCTTCTGATTTAAACTCAGGTATTGGGATAATGTTTGGGGATGTTGAATTTAAATGAATGTGACGACCAGACAAAGCTATAAAATCTCTTTTAGCCTGTATAACTATGTCTCCATCTTTTGTAAAATTTATAACAGAACCATTTCTATGTTTAATTTCTATATATTCATTTTCATCATCAAATAAAACATATCCAGTTTTTGTTTTAATTATTTTTCTGTTTGGATATGATTCTTTAACTTCCTGAGGAACTATATTACTTTTTTCTCTAAATATAACTCCTAGCCATATAGGTTTGTAAATATTTCCTTTTATGAACATTACAGATACTAAAGCATTTTTTTCTGGTACAAAAAATATTCCAGTATCATGAGAACCATATGGAAAACACGGCTCAGCCCATGGAAGATCTTCAACAGGAATAGAACCGTATATGTAAGGCACAGTTACTTTTATTCTTCCTAACTTTTTATCATCTTCATTTTCTATGACTTTACCGATATAAACACCGTTAAAAGAGTTTACACTCATTTAATAGCACTTCCTTCAGGAGACTCTGCTCCCTTACTGTCTACTTCTGAAAATAAGTAAAGACTCATAGTATTTGGTAGTAATCCGACATTAGAGTTAGAAAATCTATAGTCAACAGCACCAACATAATAAAGACCATCCATCTCTTTAGTATCTCCATTTTCTTGACTAATTAATTCTACACAGTGAAATGGTGTTATTTCTGGAATTGAAAGTGTATTTATATTTAATATTCTAGAAAACGTGTGTATTCTTTGTCTTAAATTTGAAACATATATCTTAGAAAGTTCTTCATCGTCTAAAGCTCCATTAATGTAACTAAGACCAACATCTGCGTGTTGTTTTAAACCAGATCTTCCACCTACATAACTCTGTTTATTCATTTTTTCTGGTGTTGCTGCGTTAAAGTTATAGTGTCCTGAGTTAATAGCTTTCATTTCTCTACTTCCGTACTTTTCTATTATCACTTTTTGATCATAAGAAACAACACTAGCATCAATAGTTTTATCCATATCTATAACAGTTTTAAAGTCACTAACTTCTGAGTTTGAAATGGGACAAAAGTAAGCTTCTTCATTGAACAGTAACAAGTGATAGACTAAGTTTCCTTCTGATGATTTAGCGTAAGGTAACATTGATCTGATCATTTCATAGTCTGTTATCTGAGTTTGAAGCCAAGGGAAAGCATAACTAGTTCCGTCTATTCTCTTTATCTTAGCTCCATTTTCTTTTAAAATCTTTTCTGTAACTTCTGATACTGTTGTTTTACCAAAAGATCGAATTTTATCTTGAAGAGTCATTTGATAAAAAACTGGATCAACACACTCTAGTTTAATTATCTTAACAAAATTTAGATCAGAACCTCTTAACTCATAGTCTGTTACAGCTCCAGTTTTTATATAACTATAGTTAACTACACAAAACTTAAACGGTCCTGGAAAATAACTCTTGTTAGTTATTGCGTTGTATAGTTCAGGTTCGAACCAAACCTCAACTATTCTATCTTTTATAGCTAAAGAGTCTATCTGTTTAAATTCCATAAACTCATCATCTGGAAGAGTAAAATAAATTTCTGCATACACTGAAGGAGCGTATTGTGTTAACTTGTAGTTAAATTGTTTAACATAAAACGAACTGTCTTTGCTTTCATACCAACTTAACTTTCCTTTAATTTCAAAGTCACTGTATGGTTGAAGTGTTTCAACGTAAGTCATTACTTAGGATACCTCAACAACCTGTATTCTACATATGATTTTGGGAGAATTCTTAAGAAACTGTTTTCTTCTATTTCAAACGGGTTAACAATATTGTTAACTGCCATTATAACCCAAAATAATTCAGGTGTACCATAAGACTCCCAAGATATTAAGTCTATTCTGTTTAGATATCTTTCTGTTACTCTAAACTTTGTTTCTCCTTCTATATAATCTGGTATATCACTAAAACTTTTTATATACATTGGAACTTTAAGTTCAGGATACATGTATATTTCAGCATTAGTTGCCATATGATGTTTGTGATCATACACAGAAATTTCTAGTTTTTTATAAGTTTCAGTTGAAGAAGGAATTAAGTCAAAGTTGTATGCCATTGTTCAAACCTCTATTCCAAAACTAATGTAGAATAAACACTTGACAAGCTGTCATAGAGAACATCTTTCATCGTGTTAACATAAGTATAATCTATTTTCTTTGTATTAGTATTTAACTTTCTAACTGCGTTTAAAGTATTACTATCTACTAATTTTTTATTATATAGTTGCTCACATTTTTCTTCCAATATATCATTACAGTCAAATATGTCTTTATGTTTATTTAATATCTCCATCTGTAACATTGTGTTGTTTCCAATACAAACAGCTGTGTATGCAGCCATGTCTTCTAAGTTTTCAGGATTAACATTGTTGGCTAAGTTTAATCTGTTTAATGCGTTAAAAGTGTGATAAGAACTCAGTAGGTTAGCTCCAATAATATTACTAAAATCTTCTAGAGCAGAAGAATCTTCAACATCAATACTTGATACTGTAGTACTATAAGAGCTAGGATTTTGATGTATCTCTGTAGCTCTACCAACATTTATTATTCCGTTAACTCTCTTTGTAATACCTGCTATAATTCCTTGAGCATCATATATTTGATAGAGAATATTTCCAAGAGGAGAGAATATGTTAATTACTCTTCCAATTGATCTAATGTCATCTGGATCAATAACTTCAAACATAAATTTATACTGATAGATAGAATCTACACTTCTTAAAGCTTTAAACAAATTCATGTTTAACTCTGTTAATGAATCACTTATATTCAAGTGATTTAAGTTCAGTTTGTCAAATTTTTCTAACTGAAATGCTTCATCAGTCCAGCTGTTGTTGTAACCAAGAAAACTGTCAACATCATTGTAATAGTCAACACTAAAATTTTCAGACTGACTTGGGTACCAAGATGGTAGTGCACCCGGTTCTTTTATAATTTCATTTAAAGTATCTCTAAGTGACTCATCAATCTGACTGTCAAAAGGAGAATCATTTACTATAGATTCTATTTGCTTTCCAAAAAAACCTTCTACTGTAGAAGTTGAAGATAAAGAAAATAAATTAGAAGCTGCTGTGTATTTAGAAACATTATTTTTTATATTAGTTGCTTCAGTACCTAAAGTTTTTTCTCCAAAAAGAACTCTTGGATTTTTATAAAGATCCATACTTTCTAAAAAACTACCGTCCTTGTCGCCCCAAGCGTAAAAGAATACATTTATAAATCTTAGTGTACCTGTAATTATCTGAGGAAACATCTTTCCACCAATGTCTATCATGGGACCATCAAACTTTATAGAAACGTCTCTTAAAAATGCTTTAAAGTTTGTATACACTTCACCAATAGATACACCTAGGAGATAAGGATAACTAAAACCATATTTTCTAGGGTAGACCAACCCCTGTAAAACACCTAAAGCAGACATTACAGTGTCAGTAAATTTAACAGCATCTTCGGCTATAGCTTTTTCTGGATTAATTAATGGTAAAATAAACTGAACATCTAAATTTTTAGATAAAGAACTAGGATCATACTCAGTTGTCATAGTTTTTGCAAACCAATCTCCTATATCATCTAATCCAAGAGATGCAGCTATTTTTGATATCTCAGTAGCACCATATGTTCGAAAAAGTCTTTCTACAGTACCTCCACTCTTAGCTCCATAACTAACACTTACTGTATCAGTAATAGAAGAACCTTCTGCGCTGTTCCATGGAAGAACTAACTTAACATTTGAAGTAGGTTCAGTTATATTATTATACCAAGAAGCATTTTGAATAGTTACTGGTAAAAACCCGCCAAAGTTGTGAGTGTCTTGATCAAACCTAGCAAGTTTGTATATATTAAAAAAATCTAATTCTATATTTGGAACAAATTGTTGATCTTGTGTTTGACCTGACATTGACATACCTCTCTCTACACAGCAGAGTACTTACTACTAAGATTTTGCATGTTTAATCCAAACATCATTTCTACTATCATACTGTTTATCTGATAAGCAGTAAGTCCTTCATTAACAGAATTAGATGAGTTGTTGGAAGTGTTGTTAACAACCGTTGAAGTTTCTGATAATTTATTTTCTAAAGCTACTCCAGTATTTTTTGCAATACCCTGTAAAAGATCAACTATAACATTTGTATTCACTTTAGAAGTTGCTTCGGATAAATCAACTTTAGCTTGTTCAGTTTGCATTAAGTTAACTTGAGAAGCTGCTTCATAAATTGCATCTCGTCTTCTTGGGTTGAATTTATTTTTAGACGCATTGTATATGTCTTCTAAAGACATTCCGTTTTTTAAGAATTGTTTTGCTCCACTTACACCGTAGTTGTGCATTAAATCTGAGTAATACATTAATGCTCCTGGTTCTGTTATTCCTAAAGACTGAGCTTTTAATAAATAATTTTTGACATCTTTTTGAGCTAAATTAAGTTGAACTTGCTGCATTCTAGAATCTTCCATTAATTTTTCAAACTTTTTTACTTGATCATCTGTAAACTTTACTCTTTGTCTGTTACCGCGAGTTTCTGACCATCTATTAGGATTATTCATTGCTTTAACTAATGAACTACCCATTATATTTTCAAACATACTAGGATCGGTACTATGTAGCTGTTGAAGAAGTTCTCTAGCTCTAGAAGCATTCCACTGCATAAAACCTAAAGAAACACCTTTTCTCGAATCATCTTTGTTCACAGATCCAAACGAACCTTCTTGACTACTTATAGCTTTAACAACAATACTTGCTAAGTCTTCACTAGACATGTCTGAAACTAGTGGTTTTGGTTTTTTAGATGGTATAGTTACAGTTTCTGCTATTTTTTCTTTTACTTCTTTTCCTTTTGTTTCTATTTCCTTTTGTGCATTTATAAAGATGTTAGTTACCCACTTAACGGGTGTTGAGTTAAAAAACCAATCTTTAAACTTTTCTGCTATGTCTTTTACCTTTTCATTTAAATCTTTGAATAAAATACTAGCTGTTCCAAGCTGTTCAACAAAAGCTTTCATAAAAGGACTGTTGCCGACATTAGCTTCTATCCCTAGTCTACCGGAAGCATCTGTCTTTAGAGGCATGATAGCTTCTGGTCCAGCTTCTCCAACTAATCTAGATCCATTAGATGTATTTATTGTAGAGGGAGTTTGAACTACTCCACCTTTAGCAAATCCACTTTGTTGTCTTTCATGAGGACGCTGCTGATTATTTTTTGTTTCAGTTAATTTTCCACTTTCAGGATTAACAGTAAAAGTTTGTCCACCCCTATTTATTCCTCGATTTGGATCAGCTAATCTTTCTTTTACATTTTTTTTAGCTTCTCCACTTGCTATATAATTAACCATGTAAGCAGCTCCGGCTGCTGCAATTGATCCTATTAAAACAGTAGGAAACAGTGTAATTGCTTTAGTAGCAACACCTTGAATAAAAGCTTTTGTAGTGTATTTTGAAATAAGATTTCCAACAGCTGTTCCTATAGCAAGGTCTAGACCTAAACCTTCTGTAACATTACCAGCTGATCCGTCTTTAGTACTAGTATTTTTCGCTTTAAGATATTTATCTAACACACTTGCAAACCAAAAAATAGCAACACCCACAGCTGTTTGTCTTAATACTATTTGTAACCCAAGAGCTCTGCTAGAAACACCAGCAATCTTATAATCATCTTCTCTATCTCTTTTTCCAGGCCCAAAAAGTAAACCCCCACTTAATGTATCACCAATTGATTTAGTTTTGTTTTCAGCTTTATCTTTTGTTTCAATGATAGCTTTAAATGGAGCTTTCACGAAGTTAGATATAGTTTTAAAAGGAGCCATTATAAAGTTGCCAATAGAAGTAAATGTATTTTTAATGAAGTCACCAACAGCTTTAAACGGTGTTATAATAAAATTTCCAATTTTTTGAAATGTATTTACAACAAATTTAATCATACCGTTAAAACTATCAATGCTTTTAAGAAAAACCGATTTTAAAACTTTTGGAATGTTGTTTAACTCTGCGTTAAAATTCTTAATGTTACTTTGATCTTTTTCTTTAACAACAGCATTAATGTTTAACAAACTTTCTTGACCAAGCTGCGTTGAAAAGTTAGAAAACTTAGACAAAACTTTGTCTAAACTGTTGACAATACTATCTGTACTCTTTATAAACTCAGGTCCTTGTTTCTCAACTTTAAGACAAAATTCAACAACACCGGCAGAAACATCTTCTAGTTTCATTACAGAACCAGTTATGTCTTTAAATATTGTAGTAATT